GTAGTAATTCCTTTATACACCATTTCCGGTTCGGATTTTGCTGAAACTATATATTTGAAACAAGGTATGCCCTTATCATTTAACTGTCTCATTCCATATCCAAACGGTTCAAATATTTCATGCTTTTCTATGGGCTTATCACTTTTATATTTATCTCCCCATATATCATATTTATTCGCCCAAATCCCTACCGCCATAGGATAATCCGAATCTTTTTTCTTTTTTCCTGTAGGCCATCTACTAGAAACAATAGTATCTACTAAAAATTTCCACGCTACTTGATGGTCTAAATTAGAAGGATTATCTAAATGTCTATGGTCTATCATGAATATTACATATTTGACCCTACGGGCTTGCATATCTTTTACCCATTCTTTCCAATAAATCGCTTCTCCTCCAATATCAGCACTTTTGATAGTATGAGAATTGCCATCTAATTTTATTGTTTTTCTTGAAGCCCTATGCAAACCAACTGTTCTTTCATTTATTGTAGGAACTTCTCCTCTAGTTCTTAGTTGGTAACTTAAAGTAGTTTTACCTACCATTGTTGCTCCATAAACCCCAAAGTTAATTGCATGTATTTTCTTGTAAAAACCTATTATTGCCTCACCTACTAATATGGCAAAGCCTGTCATTATTGACATTAAACAATCACTAATCCCTTTCCTTCCATGCGTTCCCAGAAAGTAATTGCTTTATCTACGGGCATATGAACTAAGGGAATATCATTAGTTTCAAATTCACCTTCTAAGTAATCAATAAATTCTCTTAGATACTTTTCACCTAAGCCTTTATTTCTATATTCCTTTTCTAAACCAAATTGATTGATTTGCCAATAAATTCCATATTCGCCATCAACCAATTCTGCTTCTCCATCGCTTATTCTATCTTTAGAAATCCAACTAAAAGGCTCTACTATTCCTAAATCTTCTAAAGTGCTTTTAAGAATATTTTTCCACAAACTAATGCCCCCAAATTCCTTTTACTTTTTCAATGAGCCAACCCATTATATTGATGTCAAAGACACCCATTATATTACCAATAAGAAAAGCGGATAGTCCCGCACAAGAACCCCAAAACCATGCTCTCATTTTCAAAAAGAAAATGTCTGCTGAATGCGCTCTTGTTTGATTATAGGCATAGTCCGAATCGGAGAAACCCATCAAGTCTCCTAATACCAACTAAACGCCCCCTTATTGAAGGGTCGCTAAAAACTCATTACCGATTACATTATCATCAGTTTCTTGCGAAGCGTAAACAGGCAAAGTAGTATTATATTGTTTTGCGCTTTCTGTCATTTTTCTTCTTTGTTGGTCGTCCCTAGCCCTTCTTTCCCAAAAAGCGGTAATCTTTCTGTCAAGTAGCCAAAGTTCTATTTTGTCATTTAGTGCCAAATCGAATAGTGCTTTCATCACCATTATTGCTCCGATTGTCCCTAGACCAAATAAAACAGAATGGGCTAATGCGCCATAAGGAAATCCTACTCCTATTTTAGAATAGGCGAAAACATTTGCGCCACTAACTGCCCCAACAAATAAAATTGTCATAACTAATCTTGTATCTTGATTTAAAACTGCCATAATAAAACCTCAATTGAACTCCACTGAAACAAACGCTTCGCTTGTGCTGACTTCTGTTATTTCTAAGAAAATACCATTAGGACACATGACCCCGTGCATATCAAATTCTAAATTGTAATGTCCTGTCTTAGACTGTGTAACTCTACACAATTCTAATCCGCTATTATCTGTTCCATCAAATACCTTTACTGTAACTGAATTATCCGACACTACTTTTATATTAAAATGCACACTTATTAATTTCGCTGAATCGGGAGTTATAATTGCACTTTCACCTAAAACTCCGCTAGAACGACAACCTCCTATACCGACCATATCATCACCTTCAAGGGTAGGTTAAAAGCAATACCTATTATATTTTTCTAAGAAATTTATTCTTTCTTAGAAGATTTAGGTTGAGTCTTAGGCTTTGGTTTTGCCTTAGATTTAGCCTTTTTAGGTATTAGCAATTCCGCTAATTCTTTAGTGTTTTTCAAAGATTTTCCTAATTCAAAGTTAGCCATTTCCAAAAGAGAATTGTCTAAAGAAAGTAATTCTTCTCTATCCTCTTCTGTAAAGATAAACATTAAGTTAGGACTTCCTATCATAGACATAGCATGAGTAAGAGAGAACTCAACGGGTTTATCCTTAGATAAAGACAAACCCATTAAGTTCATTCTTTCCGGTGCGCTATCTGTTAATTTAACAGTAGGCATTTAAACCCCTCAAAGGTTGCCCCAAACTCTTAGCCTAACAGAACCACCGTTGCCATCGTCAGCAAGGGAATCATTTGTTCCATCAAGTGAAGTAAACATTAGAGCAATCGAAGTAAGAGATTCATAATCCCCTGTTGCTGAACATTCAATTTGTGGTAGTAGTCCATTAGCATTATCATATCCTGTAATAGTTGCACAAGTTATTGTAGATAGTCCAAAGTCTGCCGCAGGAATAACTGAACCTGCCGCTACAATTGAACCTACATCAACTAGTGCATCAACAACATATTCATCACCAACTGCTCTAGGAACTTTATGTCCTTTATGGTCTGCTAAAATAGCAACTGTAAATTCTAGTGCCAATTTAAACGCCTCACTTCAAGTTAGTAATCTTTCCTTGTCCTCTAAAGTATGAACAGGCAACTTCACCAATTGTTCGGTAAAGTGCTTGGTTTCCTAGAGTTCCTACGCCAAATGGGTTTCCGTTGCTAATACCATCTTCAAAGTATTGAGTTGGTTTCATAACTGATAGCCATATATGGTCTGTATCAAGGAAAAGCATATCTGTAATTCCTGCACCTGCACTAGCATTCTTTGTTGAAGGCATAGCCGCAACAGGAATCAAAGGTATATCGTAGTAAGTTGAAACTCTAAAGCCAACTTCTGCACCTTTAACTCCTCTAACACCATTTACAGTAGGAACAATTTCCTTTCTGTCCATGAATCTTTCTTGAGCCTGTAGCAAATCACTTAGAGTTTGCAGTGTATCATATCCTGTTAGGATAACCTTTGGAGAACCGCCATTTTGTCGAATTTCTCTTAGAGTTTGGTTAATCAAACTTAGAGTCAAAGGTCTTTGTCCTGTAGAACTTAGAGTTCCATGATTTACTACTGCGTCCATAAATGTAGATGAAGCATCAGTTCCTCTTGAGTCATTACCGTATAGTTTAGCAATCTCTTGAACAGGAGCGTTGTTTGAAGCAGCGTAAACACCTGTAATTAGTCCACCTGCTTTTAGAGCCTTTAATTCAGCGTTGCTAGAAACAACCTTCATTAGAGAAGTATAATTTCTTTCAATTGTAGCAATTGTAGAAGAACCTGTTCCATCAGCATAAACTTCTAGTGGCATAACCAACATTTGATTTTGAACTTCTGCGTGGTGCTTCCCCATATCTTCTCTCATTTGCGCTCTAATGTCACCTATTCCGTCGTCAATTTGCGCCATTTCCATAGCCAATTCGCTGAACTCAAATTGATGAGCAATAACTTTTGGACTTGTAAATAGTGTTTCATATTTTGGTGCGATAGAAACTAGACCATCGTTAAGTTCTCCTAGTTTTGCATTTTCAGGAACACCACCTATAACATCGGGTCGTAGAGAAGTTCCTCCAAAGTCTAGTGAACCTGTTGCAGTAGTTCTGTCGCTAACATCTAAAGAGTTTCCTGCTCCACCCGCAGGTCTTTCACTTAGAACTCTCCAACCACTAGAAGAATAAGGTCTCTTAGCAATTACTGAAAGTGCGTTGCATTCTCGATTTAGCATAGACCAAACTTTCTGTCCAAAGATTTTATTGTATAATGCTCCGGTAGCCGCAGTTGTAGTTCCTGTTCCAATCCCTAAAGTTTGGTCGTGTCCACCATGAAGTGCTTGAACTCCACCTGTTGCTTTCAACAATTGATTTCCAAATCCACCAATTGCGCTTGTTCCATATGTTTGTGCTTCTAAATCTGCTATTGTATTAATATAACCTGCCATCTTAATAACCTCCTACCATTTTATGAATTTCATGCCAATCCATTTCGGCAATCTCATCAATACTTGGGAGTTGAACAACTGATTCTTCTTGTGCCTTTAGGATAGTTTCCTTTTCAGCAGTCAAAGACTTTCTTAGTTGAGTAAATTCATCCTTTAGAGATTTAATTTCTGCTTGAGCATCATAGTTTGCTTTTGCTATAACTGATTCTCGGCTTGCAGTTTCTCTAGCGAATCTATCTGCAAATGACTTTTCTAAATTACTGTAGGCCAACTTTTCTAGTTGTTCTTGTCGGAAAGCCTCGTAAGCCTTCTCAATATTTCCAACTGACAAATCTAGGGTTTCTAGTTCTGCGTTGTTAAAAGCCTTTACAACCGGAAGACCGCTTGCTTTTGGATTGCCATTATCAATAACAATTCTATCAGCAGGTTCGCCAATTTCTACACCTGCTCCGTCAAGAGTTGGGACATATGCTTTTGTTGCATCGTCCATGTATTCCATGTTTTCATCCTCTTCACTCATAGCCCTTTCCATCATAGCCTTTTCCTTTTCATCCGCCATAGCCTTTTCATTCGCCATAGCCTTTTCCTTTTCGTCCTCACCTTCCATAGACTCTTTTTCAGTGTCCATCATTTCTGCTTCTTCTTTTCTTAGCATATTGACTTGATTCATTAATCCGTCAAGTTCTGCTAGTGCTTTTTCTAACTTGCTCATTTTTTTCACCTGTTTTTCTTGCTTCAAAATATCAAATTTCGCTTCGGGGTTTATTCCTTTTTCACATATAGTAATTTCATGCAATTCTAGTTTACTAATTTCGTTGTATTCTCCTAGTTCCGAATTACTTTTCTTCACTTTTTGTATTGCCTGTCCTCCTATACTAAAACTCCTTAGCGAACCTTTTCTTACTCCTCTTCCGATTTCTTTTGCTTTTTCTATATCATCTCTTAATTTAATTACTACAAAAAAGCCTACATCATCTACTTCTGTTTTCCATAGTTTTCCCGTCTTATCTCTATAAGATTTTACTACTTCTCCTACTTGAACATTTGAATGGTTTGTCATTACATTTCTAAATTTTTCTTTTTCCATGAATTTAGCGACTGCTTCATTTAATGCTTTTAGAGTAATTAAATCGTTTTGTTTATCTACGATTTCAATACTTGCATATCCTCCTATCATTAAATTGTCGCTTTTTAGTATTCTAAAGTCGTTATCATTTCTATGAATCGCAACCGCAGACATACCTCTCAAAACGATATGTTTTACATTCACTATATAAAGAACAGGTAAAATTTAACCTATTTAGGAATTTTAACGGAACTAAATTTGTCTTCATAGATGTTCCAAACTCCTTCATCTCCTTCTTTATCGGCAGGTTTTTGTTTATATCCTGTCCATGCTAACCACATTTTTTTATCTTTAACAGGTAAATATCTAATATGTAATTTAGTTTCAAATTTATTTCCTTCTAAGAAATACTCATGATAGCCATGTCTTTGAATACCTAGTTTTATTTTTCCATAATCAATTACTTTTTCTCTTTGGACATTTTCCGAAACTTCCGCAGGATATTTTCCTGCCGCACCAAATAGGTCAAAAAGTTCTTTTTCATCATCTAATTCAATAGTCCAATGTAAATTTTCATCTCCTAAATTAATTGAAAAGTTTACATTGTCATCTTTTCTATGATATATTTTGAACTCCCCTTCTCTATATTCTTCGGGTGTTTTGTATTTTTTAACTTCGTCTGTGGCTAATTTAAATTCAGGGTCTGCCCTTAGTGTATTACCTGCTCCTTCTAATATTGGTTCTCGTTGAACAGCCCAATCTCTAAGACTACTTGCCTTAGCATCTAATATATCTTCATATAGACCCTTATGTTTGGCAGTTAAAAATTGATGAATTTTTCTAGCGGTTTGTGCGCCTTTTTCTTTTAAGAAGTTAAATATAGTAACAGTAAGTTCTCCTTGTTTTGTTTTCATTATTTCTTCTGCTTGTGCTTTCCACATATCTAAATCTGCTAGAGCATTCTTAGACATTAAATTATTTTCTTCAAAACCATAAAGAGTAAACCCGTCCATATCATATTTTATTATAGCAGTGGTTTCTCCATGAATATAATCTGTAATTTTAACTCCTTTCTTTAATGCTTCAACATCATAGTTCAAAGATTTCTTGGTGTCTTTAGATAGTAGTTCTAATGTTACTACTTTATCGGGGTATTCTACTTCGGGGACTTCAATAACTTTAGCAGAATATAGAGAATAAGAATCCCCTTTAGTTTTTACTTCGTCCACCTTTACTCTAACAATATCCCCAATATCAACATTTATTTTAGTGTTTAAGGCTTTTCCTACTGACATATACTTAATGCCGTTTATTTCTGTTCCCTCTTCGACAGGGCCAACTCCTACAGTATAGGAAAATAATTTGCTTTTAGTTTTCTTTTTATCTAAAACTATAACATCTAAATCAACAAACTTTTTCCATTTAACCCACTTTGGATTTTTCTTTGTTCCCAAATAATAAGTTGATGTAATATCTTTGATAACTACTCCTTCGGAAGTAGGCATATCCATGATTTCTTTTGAGTATTCATCAACTTCTTTTAATGAATCTGCAAATCTTGTATCTTTTTTAGATGGAAATAGTAGGTCTTCGGAAGAATGCTCCGAATAATTATTGAATAAAGTTGTTATTCTAGTATCTAATTCTTCATCTAACATCATTTGATTATCATGTCGCATAATATCAAAGACATGAGCCTTTAATTTAGCATCGGGGTATTTACCCTTAAACACATGAGCAATAGTATCTGCTCTATGTAGTGCTTCCTCTCCATCAAACAAAATCAATTCAGCATCTAAAATACATTCACCGAAATGCTTTTTGTTTAATTCTATTTTTATTTTTTCGCATTTATCTGTTATGTCTTTTTCATTGTATGAGTATATTCTAACATTACCGTCTATTTTGTGTAATTGTATTCTCATACCATCGTATTTTTCTTGAACTAAATATCTACCTGTAAACCCTTTTAGTTCATTCATGTCTTCAATGTCAAATATTCTATACATTGGTTTGTTGGGGACGATAAAATCACTTTCTGATTTTTCGGCCTTTTCTATATCCTTTAACTCTTCCCAATCTTTTTCTTCGTGTTGTGAAAAGTAAATTAACTCAAGCATGTCCATAGCAGACTTTACCTTGCCCTTTACTTTCTTTGAGTCCTTTCCATCCCCGTAGTTTTCTATAATATAAAGTGCTATATCATCGGGTTCTAAATCTAATCCCTCTAATCCATCCGTAAGAGTGTCTTCTTCCATATCTTTTATTTCCAAAGTTTCTTTTGGTAAAGCATGAGTATCATTTCTCATAGCATAGTGGACAAACTTTACCATTGATTCGGGATTAGATAGTAGTTCTTCTAAAACTCCATCTCCAAATCTTTTAGAAAAGGGGTCAATTACTAAATCGGATTTATACCTAATTAATTTAATACTTTCAAACAGTTCTTTTGCTTGAGGCGATTCGGGATTTTTTGTTTCTTTAGCGTCTAACAATTCTTCATCTATGTAATCTTTGAGTTCTTTACCTGCGGAGTCTAATTCTTCATAAGAAACTTTTACTTTATCAATTGCTTTTTTCCATTCTTTAGTATATTCTTTGGGGTCTTCTTTTGCTGAAAGGTAAGAGAACCTAATTATTTCAAATAGCCTAACTAGTTCAATTGAAGAACGCTTATCTTTTTCAAAAGAGCCGAGTTTCAAATGATTCCCTGCCTAAAATTTAGGTTTTACATTTATAAATCGTAGCATAGCGTCATAATTAGCGGCCTCTTTCATGGCTTCTTCTAAGGATTGAATGCTAAATTCTTTTTTAGCAATATCTTTTAATTCTGCTAATCTTCTAAGAGCCTTCATAGCCCCCATATTTTCGTTGCCACTGTTTTTTATAGCCTCATCAGCCATTTCAACAACTTTTTGCCATGAATCAGGGGGGTTTCCTTGATTCAGTGATGACTTTTTTAAACTGTCACCCGCAGTAGCATGACTACCTAAACCAAAACCGGAATGATTGCCTTTAGGCTTTCCTTTCATCTTTACATTTTCTGCTTTTGGTCTCTTAACTTTAACATGCTCCGATTCGTCTTCATGTTCCTGTCTATTATTATCTTCTAATGAATTTAACCTAAACGCTTCTTTTACTTCTTTTGCTTTTTCAATAGCCATGCTAATTATTCTATCTTCCTTTGTCATTTTTTCCGGCATATTACTGACCTCCCATTTGATTAAACATTTTGTGTATGTCTCCCCATTCCATATCACCAACTGTCTTAGTATTTTCAACAACTCCTATTTGTGGTGTAGGACTACTAACTGCAACAAATCCTGCCTTTCTTAATATTCCATCACTAGCATATACGGTTGCTTCTAATTTTTCAATCTTAGAAGTCAATGCTTTTATAATTTGTAATAGTTCTTGATTAATTTCTTCGCTCATTTTCTTTCCTCCTTTTTACCTTTTGGATATACTAAATCTCTTAACTGTCGGTATAGCAACTCATACTCTTTACGGAGTTTCGTAGCGGTGGCTACAATATCAATGTTGCGCTCGTCCATTGACATTACTTTTTTATTTAATTTCTTATCGGATTTGGTAAAATCTAAATCCTTTATCATGTCTACTAAATCCCCTAACTTAGTAAAGTCCTGACCGAAAAATTCAGTAGGTTCGGCTGACTGCAAGGTTTTCTTTAGTCTCTTTTTCTTTTTATTATCTAAAGAATCTAAGATATTTTGTGATTTCTTTTCTGCTTTAGATATGTCAAATTCTTTTCCTTCGTTATAATAATCCCATGTCATGATTCCATCTCCCTTTTTCTTTGTTCAAGTATGTTAATTTGTTCTTGTATTTGTGCAGGATAACTTTGAATAACTAACGCTCTTTGTAAAAACTTCTGTGCATCATCTTCTGTGATTCCTGCATCGTCAATAAAAGTAGTTCTTACTGCGCTAAGTTCAACATTTCCTTCAATAAACCCTTCAAAATCTTTTTTGCTTTTATCAGTTAATTTTTGTAAATCTTGAAACACAATATACCTTTGCCTGTAATATTCAGCAGTTTGATTTGCTAATTTTTCTTGCTCATCAAGTATAGTCTTTCTAGTTTCCCTATTTGGGTGATTTAGATATTCAGTAATAACTTCCGAAGGGTCTATTGCTTCATCCATAAAAGAGATTTCTTGTTCTATTTCCTCTAATGCTTCTATTTCTTTATTTATCTCATCTAACATTTCATCTCTTATTTCTTTCACTAAATCAGCATCGGGTTCTAAAGCCATAGAAACGGCAGATAAGGATTCTCTAATCTGTCTTAGTTTTCTTTTAGTTTCTTTTTCTGTTAGTTTTATTTTTCTTCTATCTCTTGGGTTGGTCATTCTTCTTTCCAACGGGTCAATCAATTCATTTTCAAAATCTCGTAGGTCTTTTCTTGAAATAGGAGTTCTTTTCTTCCCTTGAACATATCTCATAAAATTATTTTGTAATGAACCTAATGCTTGACGCAGTATTTTTTCTTTTTGCTCTAATAAAAATTCAACATCTGCTTCGCTTAAGTCTTTTAATGTTTCAATATATTCTCTAAAACTTTGAATAGTGTCTCTATATTCTTCCGGTTTTTGAGTATTTTCTATTGATTCTTTATATTTTTTAACTATCTTTTTATGTCTAACCTTTGAACCGGAAGTATCTTTTGTTCTAATACTTTCAAGAATGTTTTTGTATTGTTCTGTAAGTTTTCTTTTATCCCTTAGTGGCGGAGCAGTCTCGTCAAATCTCATTTGATATAAATTTCCTAAGAAAAGAATGAAGTCTTCTTGTGCTAAATCCGCATAAGCATCATTAAGTTGTTGAATGTTTATTTTTTCTACTTCATCAACCGTTATAGTTCCTTTTCTTCCGGTTCTTGTTCCTGTTTTATCTCTTTTTACGGTTGTTATTACAAATTCCCCATTCTTAATAAATTCCTTGAAAGGCTCTTGTAAAAAATATCTTTTTTTATTTTTCATAATAGTTAAGAACTCAATAATTCTGCTTATTTTACTTTTAGGTATAGTTCTAAAGTCGGCAGGTAGAGAAGTTATTTTTTCATCTTTAATATCGTTTAGTCTTTTTATCTTAGCAACATAATCATCAGCGATACGCACTATTTTTGTTATCTGTCGTCTTCTCCTTTCTTTAGCATCACTAGCAATCATTCTAGCATCTATTTGTCTATCAGTTTCTCTAATGTTTTCTTCTGCTATATTTACTAAGTCTTTCTCTTCTTCATCGTCTTTGTCTTGTTGAATATCTCTTGCTACTTCATCGGGTAAATCTTCTAATTCTTCTTTTTCTTTCTTTCTTTTTTGTTCTTCTAATGCTTCATCATCTAATTCTTCATCAGCCTTCTTGATTAATTTTCTATAAGTAATCATATTAGAAGGATTGATGTTTTTAACTAATGATTTTCTTATTTCTTTTTTATCAGCATTAGAATCTAATAACATTTTAGTTTCGCTATCTAATTCAACTTTAGTCAAAACATATAGTAGTGACTTATCCTTAGATAGTTCTAATATCACACTATCACCTAAAATGGAATGTTTTCTGTTTTTCCTCTCCTCTTAGGAGGTAAAGAAACTACATCGGGAATATCGGAACTAGAAGGCATTGGTTTCTTTGTAGTGTCTTCCGGCAGTCCAACGCTAAAATCCCTGTTCTTTCTTACTGCTCTATTTTCTGCACTATTAATTGCTTTCAATTGAGCAAGTTCTTTTTTCAATCTAATCTCTTTTTGTCTATTATCTTCTGTCATGGTAATCTCCTCTCACTTCTTCTATCCACATTTTGATTTCCTGCATCTTGGGGCAAACCTGTAAGTCGCTTATCCGGCCCTACGCTCATTGATGGTTTATTTCTTGTGGTAGCAGGATTTTCTTGTGGCTTACTTCCTGCACCTTCTGCCATTGTTCTCATTTGTTCATCTATGTCTCTTTGGTCTAAATTAGAACCTGCTAGTGGGTCTTTTTCAATTGGCTTTTCTTCTTCTTCTTTTGGTTCTTCCGGTTCAGGTTTTTTGAAAGTAAAGTTTCCATCTTCGTCCATCTCTACTTCAAATCCTAAATTCTTTACTGAACCCGCAATACCAACTTCTAATTCTCTTTTTCTTAATACTGCTATTTCATCTTCTTCTTCGCTTGGAGGTAGTTTTAGTTTCCAATCAGTAATACCAAATTGCTTAACTAAAAATGGGAATACATAATTATTGTAAACTGTTTGAGCCATTTGAACTGCACGATTTGTCACCAAAATTTGCATACCTTCATTGTTTAATCCACCACTTGTTGTATTATCAGCCATAAACACTTTGCTTACACCAAAGAATGCTGAAATTCTATCTCTTAAATCATCTTTAACAGAAACATATTCCATCTCTTTTAGGCTATCCATAAACTTAATCCATTCTACAGAACCTTTGCTTTCTGCTTCTATTCCCATAATAGGAATAAAATGAGGGTCTTGTTCCATCTTTTCTTTAACTGCTTTCCAAAAAGACTGCATAGATTCCATGTTTCTAGTTTGCACCGCTAATAATCCTCTAGGCATTCGGCTCTTAGTATAAGAAGAATTGACATAATTTTCCATAGCAATTAATGTCATTATGTTGTTAAATAAAGTAATAATTGGAGATTGTCCATAAAGTCTTGATGGGCTATATTTACTAAAATGCAATACTTCTCCTTTTAGGAAATACTGTTCAGCACCATGCGCTCTATTTACATAATGAACAGGGTGTAAATCTGCTCCACATTCTCCACAAACTTCATGTTCGTCGGAACTGAAAAAACTTCTATGGTTTACACAAGTAAAGGCATTAGTTCCTCTTTCTCCTAAATCATTAGTGTAAATGTGCATAGTTGCGGGGTCTCCACGATATAGTTCTTTTATTCTGTGCATTCTAATGTCGCCATTACCGTCAATAAAATATTCTTTAACTAAAACAATATATGCGTCGTCCATAATATTCAAATCATCTTCTAATTCTTTTAGAACATCAATGAACAATTGCTCGGAACAATTAACATATCCTTCAATAAATTTTTCAGCATATTGTAATTGTTTTACATCGGGATTTTTTAGATTATCACTACCGCACCTAGAACATTCCCCTACAGGTCTTGTATGTATTTTATCGCAATCCATACAAAGGGCTTCGTATGCCTTTTCCCAAACATAGCCTCTTCTAAATATTTCTTGCTTTAATTGAGTAATACAAGTTCTAACTATAACTGATTGATTAACTATGTGATAAATTAATGGAGCAGTCATGTGATAGGAAGAAGGTCTTTCCTGTATTCCTATATTGTAAATTTCCCTATCAGCAGGTTTTGGTGTGGTTCTTCTAAACAAGTTGGTTATTGAGAACCTTCTCTTTTCCGCCATTTAATAAACCCCCGTCAAATATTCCACATATACGGCCCGTTATAGTCTCTTCCGTTTTTTCGCTTTTTCCCAACAAGTTTTACACATACCATATTCGTAGACTGCATCGGTAGCATAACACCAACCACAATAGGTAAACTCCGATTTTCTTTTTTGTTTTATCCACTCTTCAAGTTCTTGGCTTTTCATGCCAATATTCCTCCGATGTTTTCAAGGCTATCCATTACAGACATTTTGCAGTTGTCTTTGTATTTCTGTATATTATCAAGATATATTCCTTCTTTTAGCCAATCAAACCCAACATGGTCTTTATGGTTTTCCCACTTCATTAGTTTGAAAATTTCATCACATCTTTCTTTATACCAATCAGCCTTCTTGTGAGATTTTTTCATTCGTATTAATTCTAATAATAGTTTAGCGTTTCCTTTTTTCAATCTAAAATGAGGAAGACATTTAGTTAGTAGTTCGCTAACATCTGCTTGAGAATAAAAGTTAAGTCTATTAATTAATCTAGTATCTTGTGGAGATTTTTGGTCTAAATGCATACGACCAAATCCTATTGACTTGTGCATTTCTTTCATGAATACTTTGCCTCTTTCTCCTGTAGCAACCAAACCAACTCTAGGATTCATATTCCTATCTAAAGTAATATATCCATCGGAGTCAATAAAAGCCGCAGTATAAGCCCAAATGTTTTTCTTAATCATGTTAGGCATCACATAATAAGAACCGTTGTGATTAGATACATTCAGTTTTTTAATGCTCTTAGAGATAATATTAGGATTAGTTAAGTTAAACATATCAATAGGCATCTTTTCATGTATTCCCCTTGCATTTATTCCTTGATTTTTTAAGATTATATCTTCTATTAATTCTAATTGTCTTTCTTTCTTAGATTTATTTAATGCTTGATTTTTAATTTTCTTTAAGCAGTCTCTAAATTCTCTTTTTGCTAAACTCATTTGTTTTGCTAATTGACTGTATTCAACAGAATAAGCCATTCCTTTCTGTTCTAGTTCAGCCTCCCAATACTTGCACAGTGCATCAATAACTTCCCTTCTTTCATCAATAGTTTTCATTTTATTTAATCTAAATAAATCTCTTTCACTAAATCTCATTTTCCTTAATGGGTTTTCATAAGGCGAAATCCACCCTATACTGTTAATGCACTTTGAGATATATTCGCTATAAGAATCAATAACAACATCAATAGTTTTAGTCATAGAGTCTCTTTGTTCTCCTTTAAGTGAACGCCTAGTGTTTCTCATTTTTTTAACAAGTTCCGGTATAGACTGTTCTTGAATAGTATATTCTTTAGGAAAACTACCTAGCATTTTTCTTGCTTCGCTTTTGTTTATTTGAAACTCTTTACATATTATTGTTAATTCTTCATCTTCGGACATTACATATCCTTTGTTTAGTATTTCTTTTACTTCCAATCCATCATTTTCCATATCTTGAACTAACTCTTCTTCTTGTTCTGCTAGTTGTGATAATTCTTCAAATTGTTCCGATGTTTCTTTCAGTTCTTCCGCATTCATAATATTCCCTCAAAAGTTTAACCCCAACAATCCCTTACTTCTTTTAGGCTCATCATCAAACAATCCCATATCGTCTAATAAAATGAATTTGTCTGTTAATTGATATGTTGCGGCATTTGCTAAAGCAAGACTCATTACCATGTCGTCGTGTGCGCCCACCCCTTCAAACTTCCCCCTTTCAGTAATAGCAAACATAGATAATTCTTCTATAATTATAGAAGACACTCGTCTACTTTCTTCATTTCCATAAGGGAAGTTCATCTTTTTATTTTCTAATGTCATTTGTAAATTCAAAATGATTTCTTGTTTCTTTTTTCTTGTTGTGTTAAAATCATGTAAATTTAAGTCGGCAACCTGTCTTAACTCTTGAGTAAAAGATTTGGCAAAGGTATTAGTTTCAAAGAGTATTGCTTCGGGTCTAAATACTTGGTTTATCAGTTTTACTTTCTGTATGTTTTCTCTAAACTCTACTCCTTTTGCTCTATCAACATAGACTATAGATTTATTTTCGTTATCATCTACCTCTAATACAGTAATTACATTATAGTCACCATCTGTTGAAATAGCAGGGTCAATTCCTACATAATATTTGTAGCCTTCTCTTCTGTGTGGTTTCAAAACTAAACTGCTATTTTTGGCGGCATCTAAATATTCGGGATTAAATAATGAAGTTCCGGTTGATATAGGAACACACATATATTCTCTTGTAAACATAAGAGAACCGACCTCCGCTTTTCTTTCCATTAAAGAATCATAATCCCATCTGCTAGGCCATAATGGTTCATTTAAAGCATTTAGACAAGGATAACTTCTAAGAGTATATGCAGGATTTTCCGACAATTGTTGGTAAATATCTGTATAACTAAAGGGAGTTCCAATAACTCTTAGAGAAGCAGTGTGATGAAGAGTTGGTATCATATCCCCATAAAACCAATCTGTGACTTTTTGAATACCTGCTACACTAAACTCTTTCAAAGGGTCGTCAATAATAATCTCTTGCGGGTGAAGACCCCTAATCTGTGAACCAACCGACCTTTCAAGTATTTGGTTTCCATTAGTCAAAGTAATATTTCCTATCGCCCAACCTCTAGCGGGTTTGAATTTCTTCAACATTGGGTGATTAAACAACTTATCAATATCCCTCATGTGAACCATAGTCTGTTTTTGGTTAGAAGAAATGTATAGCATTTGATATGGAGGCTCTTGAAAAATTAAATTCCATACAACCCAACTGTGCATAAAGACTGACTTACCATGACCTCTTGAACAAATAATAACGCTTCTTTGAGTAGTTTCCATTAGTTCTAACCATTCTTCCTGATGTTTAGCAAACTCCCAACCTAACACATTTTGAAAAAAATAAGGAAAAGAGTTCTTAGATAACTCCATATCCATTTGATGTTCAAAATTAAATTCTTCTAATTTCATAATCCCACCTATTCTTTAAAAGGTGCATACCTAAACATAGGCAACACTTTCATTTGGTTATACATATTCTCGGACATTATATCATCTACTTGAGAATATTCTATTATTTTGACTCCACCCCTACTTTCTACATAAGAAGATAATCTGTTAAGGTCTGTCCCTTCTATCGGATTAAGAAGAGTAATTTTAGGCATATCTTCATCTATTTTTTTATCTCTATAATCTAATAATCTCCTAAAAATTCCACCTTTTTTATCAAAGACATAACTATTTCCAACAAAGAAAAAAGTTCCAAAATTCCTATAAGAAGTATATCCTCTTAATTTATTTGTTTTATCATCAAAGTCAGCAACAATTTTTAATGGGTGTAAAATAGAAGGATAGCCCTTTTCTTCTGCTCTCACAAATTCATCTAAGTCTAATAGTTTTTCTTCGGGTAGAATCTCTATCCTCTTTAATATATTCCACCAAGACATTTTAACTCCCTTTACGCCACTTTTTGTTTTTCTTTTCTTTAGTTTTACTTGGACTCCATTTTACCTTATTAGCCCAATAAGCCGCAGACATTTTTCCTCGCTTAATGTTTTCTTTATGACGACTCTTGAAGGCATTTCTTTGTCCGGCAGTTTGATTTGTTTTAACTCCCTTCTGCCCAAAGGGAATATATTTTCCTTTTCCATTCTCCCATGCGTAAACATGATGAGATTTAGTCTTATGACTTGTTAATCGTTGGGGTTTGTTAAGCCCTTTTAGACCTTTTTTTCTTGCTCTTTCTAGTGCTTTTTTTCTAGGACTTTTAGGCTTCTTTTTCTTTAATATATCTTGCCAAGACATTTTCTTGAGTTGGACTTTCCAATTTTTTCTAAACTTAGGTAGTGTCATAAATTCTCTAGTATCTCTACCTTCTTGTTTCGCTCTTATGTAGGCTTTGGCTTTTGACCTAGAAGATATAGGGTAGGGGTTAATTCTTTTACCATCTTCCCCGACTACTTCGTAGCCATCTTTACCTATTCTATAGTTCATAAGCATCCCCTATTAAATATCCTAATTTTTTTCCTGCTTCTATATCACTAGGGTAGTGACTACCCATTTGGATTCTTGATAGTGATATTCTATCGGCCATTTGTTTTAATTCTTTCTTTTTGTTTGGATATTTTTTACCCAACACTCTTTCCAAACCATGCGCCCCCATAGAGTGTCCACTCGGAAAAGAGGGAGCGTCGTCCGTTGTAGTTTTTGTTGGTTTTATTTTGTCACTAATTTCATATGGTCTAGGTCTTTGATATTTCATCTTTAGTGACATCATGTAATAATTAATATCTTTAATTAAATCTTCATAGTCTTTTCTATCTGCCCCAACAATATCGAACATTTCTTTTTCAGGTTTAAGGTCTGCATCTTTCATTTGTTTAGGAGTGAGTGTTTTGTCTTTCATTATTTTTAATATGGCGGGTATTTCTGTCTCTTCTTTTGGATAACTTAGTTTAGGAATATCTACTTTTATTTTTGGACTTCTCTCAAGCATAGCCTTTTTCTTACTAGAAAGTGTGCCTTGCCACTTTCTTTTCTTGAGAATGTCCATCCAACTCATTGTAATTTCTCCTTTTTACGCCATTAATTTAAAAGGTTTTAAAATTCTAACTTGTTCCATAAATATTCTAAATGAATCACAATCTCTACAAAAATTATCTTCTTCCCAAGAGTCATAGAGCATTTGTATTATTTTGTAAGTTTTGCTATTTTTATTCGCATTTTTTAGATAATTTCTTGCTCTTTGTAAATTATCATCAAACGGAACATGCTTAATAATATTCATCCAACTCATGCTATCACTTTGGTTTATGAGTGTAAATGTCTCCATCTTTGTGCATGAATACTTTACCGTCCTTTTCTAATTCGGCTAAGGCTCGTTTTATTTCTGCCTTTTCACCAAACTGTTTTAGATTTTTCATACCTAATGCCCCGCCTTCTTTTTTAATTTCAGCGAGTATTTTTGCTTTTATGTCTTGTTTTAATATTTTTTTCCAACTCATCTTGTAAATCCCCTGCCTCTACTTCTTGTTTTTCTTTTTAGTTGCTGTCTTTTTTTCTTAGCCTCTTGTTCTGCTTGCGCTAAGTCCTTTTTCTTTTTAGTATCTTTGGCTCTCTTTTTAGCCGCCCTTGCTCTTTGTTCTATAACTCCTACAACTCGGCTTTGTCTTCCATGACTCGCATTTTTGAATGCAGAACTGCTGAAAGTATCTTTAACTGCTTGTCTATTTTTGAAACTAATTGGAACAGTATCGCTTTTATCCCTATCCACATATAAATCTGTATTCTTCTTAGAAGTTTCAGGTTCACCTTTTTTTCTATGTATTCTTTTATTAGATTTTTT